ATCTACATTTTCTATTGGATCCATTTCCAACGTAATCGCAGTAACAGTGGAACCGACTGGTGTTTCTTTTACTAGTTCGGTAGGATCTATATCACCAGTAATTCCAAAAACAGTTGAAGTAGGTGGAGTTTCTTTTCAATCAACTGCAGGAACATTTACAAATGTAATAGATGTGATTTCATCGTTGACTGGTGTATCATCAACGTCTGCGACTGGTGTAATTGATCCCGCTGATCAATTTGTAGGTTTAACAAGTCAAGTTGTAACTTCATCTTTAGGAACAGCAGTTGCACCAAATGAAGATGTATCTGTAACTGGACAAGCTATAACATCAGCACAAGGAACAGCAGAAGGTATAACTTCACACGAAGCTAATTTAACAGGTCAAGCTATAACATCTGGACAAGGTTCTGTTGTCGTTCCAAATGATGCAGCAATTTTAACAGGCGTACAAGCAGAATTTAGTTTAGGAACGTTAGTAGGGTTAGGATCTGCAGTTGAAAATTTAACAGGAGTTTCTTCAACTATGTCTGTAGGTAGTATTACACCTGCAGATGTTATGGGATTAACTGGAGTTTCTGCTACTGCATCCACTGGAACTATAGATCCCAAAGATCAAGTAATGGGATTAACTGGACAATCGGCTACTGTTTCTGTAGGTATACCTTCTATAATAGCTTATGCGAATATTGACACCGGAAGCAACACGTCGTATAGTAATATTTCAACGGGTTCGAATACTTCATATTCGGATGTTGCAACTGGCTCAAATACAAGCTATAACGACGTAACAGGAGAAGCAGCTTAATGGCATCGACATATACACCCTTGGGTATTGAACTACAGGCAACTGGTGAAAATGCTGGAACATGGGGTACAAAGACAAATACTAATTTACAGATTGTAGAGCAAATAACTGGTGGGTACATTGCAAAATCTATCGCTGGTGGTGCACAAACTACTGCTTTAGCTGTTTCTGATGGATCTACTGGAGCAGAATTAGCTCACAGAGTTATAGAATTTACAGGTTCAATTACAGGAAACCAAATTGTTACAATCCCATTAGATGTAGAAAATTTCTTTATTTTAAAAAATTCAACGTCTGGTGCATACACAGTACAATTTAAATATGCATCTGGATCAGGTGCGACTGTAACTTTTTCAACTACACAAAAAAGCACAAAAATAATTTACTGTGAAGGTTCAACTAACACAGCAACAAATCCAAACATTTACGAGATATCAACTGCAAGTGACGTGGTTGACGATACATCACCACAATTAGGTGGTAATTTAGACACCAACTCTTTCATGATTGACTTTGATGATGATCATGGTCTTAGAGATGAAAATGGAAATGAACAATTAATTTTCCAAACTACATCTTCTGCTGTTAATCACATTGAAATGACAAATGCTGCAACGGGCAATGATCCAAAAGTTGCTGCTGCAGGTGGAGATTCAAATGTTGATTTAGCTATAGCACCGAAAGGATCTG